AATAAGTTACCTTCTGGATCATATGCTGGAAGATCGTCACCAGGGCTTTTTCCAGGAACACCTTTTTTAATTTTAAAAACAAATTTATTATTTGTATTGTCGTGTTCGTCTCGAGTGTATAGATATTCGCTGTCACAACTGGGCCTCCAAAACTTATCGTTGGATAATATCATGTTGTAAGACCGCCATCTAATGAAATTCTATCTTCTTTTTTGTTTCTAAGTTCTTGTACAATACTTCCACAGTTGTCTACACAAATTTCCATTCTAGGTTTAACAGGATCATCAGTACGATTGTTCCAACTGTCTTGTAAGTCTGTTTGAAAAAACTTATGTCCTAGTACATCTTCTAATGTGTGATGACTAGTATAGTTCCACTTGTCATCATATTTAGAAACATAGTTGTTGTGGTATGTATTGTTAGGTGTACCATCTGGGTTAGCTACATCTTTACGCCATGCTCTAGCAAAGTATGATGTAAAATGACAACAAACGTGTACACGACCATCCCATTCAATTTGTAACTTACCTTCGTTACCCCATGAGCACCAAATGTTACAGTTGTTGGCATAGTCTTCCATACTGTTATCAAACTTTTCTACAACAAGTTTTTTAGCTTTCGCCTCCATAGACTTGTAATGATCTTCAGGTGGCTTATGTGATTTGTTTTCAAACTTTTTCTTTTTAACTTTACTAAAGCCTTCATGATCAAAGTCTGTTTCTTTTTCTTTTACACTTACTACACCTGTTTCAATTGCTTTTTCTCTCAATTGATTACTAATTCTTTCAGCCCATCTACTACGTCTTACATCAATTCTAACAAAGCCTAATTCTTTTGCTAATCTTTTTGCTTCTTCTATTTGATGTTTGTTATGATCAAACTCAATAATTTGCCATATAGCTTTACCACCAGCCTCCATAAAGTAACGAGCATTTTCTAATACTTTTTCATATGAACAGCCTCTACGATATAGTTGATGTGTTTTATCATCAGTACCATCTAAAGCAAATATTAATTCTGAGTTGTTAGGGTTATATCTTTGACTTGCTAAATGTCCTAGGTCAGTCCAAAATTCTTTGTTTCTCATAGCACCGTTAGTACTAACCCATAAGTCAGTTCTACTGTTACGACCATTCTTTAATCTCTGTGACTTTACACTATCACTTACGTCAGCAATATAATGAAGTATCTCAATCATATCTGGGTGATTAATAGCGTCACCAAATGAACCATTTAAGTCTAATGTTTTAAGTCCACCCATTACTGTAGGAGTAAAGATATTCTTAATAGTACTCATAGGCATATTACCAGCACTACCTACTTTAATAGCTGGGTTAGGGTCGCCTTCTTTTAAATCTAAATGTGGTATGTCGCCTGAAACTCTTCTAAGACATTGTGGACAGAAACTATTACAGTTTGCTGTAATTTCTATTGTAATTCTTCGGAGTAATTTAGGGTCTAAGAACATGATTAACTTACTTTTAAGTATTTATTAGGCCAGTTCAGCAAGTTCTACCAATGTTGCTGATAGGTTAATCTCTGGATCACTTACCATAGCATGATTAACTAATCCTTTTCTAATTGTTAAAATTGCTTTGTCTTGTCCTTCTACAGAGTCACTCCACAATTCTAAGTTATCATACATCCAACGAAACACATCTTCCATTTCATCTGGACGTACTTGACTACACAATAGTTGTCTAGCTTCTCTAATTTTACCAGCTTTAATCATGTCAACCATTTGTAGTTTATAATCTGCTGTAGCATTATCACTTTCTTGAGGATTTTGTAATACATTATCAACTGTATTCATTTGACATAAGTTTAAACATTTTCTCAAGTCTGGATACGTTGCTTTTACATAACTGTCTAAAACATCTAAGTCAGGTGTTATACCTTCGTCTAACATTACCTTAGCTATTCTAGTTGTAAATTCTGTTACGTCTAGTTTCTCAATATGGAAACCTTGACATCTACTATGTAATGCTGGAATAACTCTATTAGGATAGTTACAAGTTAAAATAAATCTTGCTGTGTTGGCATACATTTCCATAACACCACGTAATGCCGCCTGTCCGTTTGGACTAATATAATCTGCTTCGTCTAGTAGTACAACCTTAAAGTCACCAAATGGCATTGTTTGTACAAAGCCTGTAATCTTATCTCTAATTGTATCTACAGAGTTTTCTCTACTAGCATTAATTTCTAGTATGTCATACTCGTCTACTTCTAATATGTTTAATAAAACTTTTGCTAGTGTTGTTTTGCCTACGCCTGGAGCACCACTAAACAATAAGTGTGGAATACTTTTCTCACTAACCCATCCTTGAACTTGATTCTTTTGTGCTTCATCTCTAAACACATAGTCTTCGATTGTTTTAGGTCTATACTTTTCAGTCCAAAGTTGTTTCATTTTGCTTTATGCTCCATTTTCTTGTAAAGAATTTAGTGTCGTATACTATCCAACCCCACATTCCGATTTGATATAGTAACCCTGTTATCAAACAGAAATACATATAAAAGTTCCAGTCTTTAAAATACTCTAACATAACAAGTATTATACTATAAACACTGGCTACTTGTCAACTATTCTTTTGAAGATTTCTTGGAGAAATCGATATCCAAATCAACCAATCCATGGCTGACTTCTCTTGCTAATGCTCTAACGTCATCTAATAGGAATTGGCACCTTGCCTTATCATAAGATCCTGATGTCTTATATCGTTCTCTGTGAAGTTCAATGCCTCGCTCATGAAGAACGGATATCTTTTTATATAGGTGTTCAACACTATGTGACATAATAATCTAGTTGCCCGCCATTGGGTTTGCTGGTTCAAATGTTGCTATAGAACCAAACACTTCTTCTGGACATTCATCTGATACTGCTAGAATATCCTTTGGGTCAGCTCGTCTAAGTTTTCTAATTTCACCAGTATCAGAATCTTCAAAGTCAATTCCTCTACTCCAACGACCGTGGTCAATTAATATCCAATCGCCAACTTTGTAGTCGTCTTTGTTTGCTGGTCCTTTAGCATAGACTCTACCCCAACGAGCTTTAATCCCTTCGTCTGTTCCATCATCTGATTGAATAATAATTCCACCTGATGTTGTTCTTTCTCCGAAGTTCATATCTTCGATGATAACATTATCCTTTATAGGAATAAGTTTACCTTTGATGGCGTTTAATTGTTGTACTTTGCCACCGATCTTACTAGTATCCATTATACTCTTTTTACTCCGGGCTTATCTTTTATTTGTTGTGATTCGGTCTTCTCTTTCACAACAGGTTTAGTAGTTTTAACTTTTGCTACTGCTGAAGCTAAACCACCACGTGGTTGTTCTATTGACTCTTCGCTAACAGTCTCTTCCTCAACCTCGGGGGTACTTTTAACTTCACTATCATCTTGACTGTGGTTGTCTTCTTCGGGAACTTCCACCGCTGGCTTTTCGTTTGTTTGTACTACTTGAGCCGTTGATGCTAATGCTGATGCTAGATCATTACTTGAGATAAAATCCTCAGGGTTTTCATCTTCTACTTCAGCAAGAATAGGATCTTTTGCTACTGCTGATTTAACATTAACTGAGTCTGCTTGGGGAACATCTGGTTGTACGTTTTCTACTGTGCCATCTGGGATAGGACGATCTTGTGGAATAGTACCATTGTGAATTCTGTAATAGTCTGCCATTACTTCCTCACGTTTTTTTACTACTTCGCCGCCTTCTCCTAGCTTGTCTCCACGAGCATTTACACCCATGTTACCCACAGCAATAGTTTCTTCGCCTTTAAGAGCTAAAGTGTCAAAGTCAATTCTTTTGCCACTTGCTGTCTTATATTCTCTTTTTGCCATGTTTTTCTCCTAGTTATATATGTATATATTATCTTAAGAACTCAGAGAAGTCTAAACTGTAATATATAGGATTAATCCTATTAATTCCAATTTTGTACAATACAAAACTAGATACACTTGAACCTCTGCCAACTCCCCAAACTACATTGTTTTTCTTCATAGTTTGGACAAGATAATACATAAAGTTTAATAAAGGTAATAAACCTCTATCCTGATAAGCCATTAGTTCTTGCCCAGCTCTTTGTAACTCAGCATCACCTTCACATTGTTCTAATACCCATTTAGCTATGTCAAAGTCAACATACTCTTTAGGCATAAACCAATCTTGTTGTCTGGCTTTATCAAATTCTTCTATACTTACATCTAAATCAGTATACTGTTTTATATTTGGTATGTCACTATATAAATCTTCTACTGCTTTATTAAATTTAGTAGGGTCTTCTAATAACAGATCTTCTAGCGATACTTTTGGCTTTTTATAGACCAAACGTACTGCTTCATTTTCTGTAAAATATACTCTACCAAACTTATCTTTCATATTATTATTATACTGTATTTCCAACGTAATGTCAATCTATCTCTGATCTGACTATATGTTTTCTTAATGCTCTAACAAGTTCTTCTATCTTGTCTACTACTGCTATCATATCTTTATCAGTAATATACTTTTGTCTTTCTCTCAACTTGTCATATTCCTTTAATGGTATTGTTACCATACTTTGTTCATTTTCGTATGTTTTGTCGCTGTCGTAATCGTCAACACTTGTCATAACCCTCCTAGGTTATTGTTAGTTTGTTTTTGCCATTATTATACTGTATTTTTATAGTAATGTCAATCTTTTCCGCCCGGAATAACTTTTGGTTGCCATCTCCAAGGTCCTTTTATTACCTTTTTAGCTAACTCAGATACTTTTTTATCTATTGGGTTTTCTTTGGCTTCCCAACCCAATCCAATGTCTTTCCATTTAAAATTACCGTCATACCATTCTACTTTTTGATCTTCTTTTTTCTTACTAACCTTATCATATGTTGCCAAGTCTGGCCTAAACCACCAAGGGTCTAAAAACTTATATTGCTTAAACCATTTAGCTTTCTCATACATTAACAAAGGTTGATCGTCTTCAAATACATATGAAACATTATCGCCTACATCACTTGATACTTCAATTGCTTTAATTTCAAAAGCACCTTCACATATTGTTTCAAGTTTACAAAATAAAGCAATAGCCACAGCTTGATCAAATACATGGCTTGGAAGCTCTATTAAATTTAAGGCAGGAAACTGTTTCCTAATGCTGTTCTTTCTTTTTGATTTATAATCTATAAAAGCAGAGTTGTGTAGTATGAAGTCAGTAAAGAATTTAATACGTTCAAAGGCAATGTTTTGGTGTAGTAAGTTATTAGTTTTAATTAAGATGTGTAACCTAATGTCATAGTTATTAGGTAAAATTGTTTTCTCAGAAATTACAAGTGATGTGAATTCTCTTGTCCAGTTAATCATTTTCGCCAACATCTAAAGGGTCCAGGTTCTCCGGATCTCGTCTGTTCTTTGGCTTATCTTCGTCTTCTGGTTTCTTGTTGAGATCACGGCTTCTTTTAGACAGTTCTTCTGAAGTTTCAAATAGCATATTACGAACTTGGTCTACTACTTCTTGTCTTCCGAACTGAATTGCTTCTGCCAGTCTGGCATTAAGTTTACTAATACGTTTAGTTAAATCATCTATACTTAACTCTGATAAGTTTGGTGATAGTGGGTTAAACATTTAATTTTCCTATTTTATTAAAACCTATTTCTCTACATACATTATTTAAGCCTTGATCTAATGAGTCATACCCATTAACGATATTCCAAGAATCAGGATCAATTACTTTAAAACTAAAATCTTCTAACACTAATACATTCCATGTTTCTAAATCACAATGGCACCAAAACTTATTATCTGGCAAACTTTTACTAAACTCTAATCCATCATTCCAACAAGTAGTTAATGTCTTTAACAAGTTTATTCCATGTTCTTTAGTAAATGGAACGTCTTGTAGTATTGTTTTATGATCGATCCATTGTGCTACTGTGCCATAGTTGGGTATGTATTCCATAGAATAATAATCATCACCTATCTCTTCTACTCTAAGGTATTTGTTATTTTGCTGTTGAAAACGTCTGTAACAATCGTACCATTCAACTGATGGTTTACGTTGTAATAACTTCTTAACCATAACGTTTTTATTAGCATCATACCTTACTAACGACACATTGTCGTTCTTAAATATTTGATCAGGGCTTGGCTTAACGATATCCAAACTTCTTTAACCTTTTAGTGTGCCTACCACCTTCAAAGTCAGTAGTTAAAAATGCTTCTACTATTTTGTTTGCTTGTCTAGGAGTAGTAAAGTCAGCACCTAAACAAAGAACGTTGGCGTTGTTATGTAGTCTAGCCATTTTTGCTTCTTGTGTTGTTCTTACTGTAACAGCTCTAACATAAGGAAGTCTATTAGCGGCCATACATACACCAAAGCCTGATCCACATATTAAAATGCCTCTGTTAAAACATTGCCAGTCTGCATTTTTCTTATCTGGTGTTTCTAATTCTTTAGCTAAAGCCTGAACTGTATCAGGATAGTCTACATTAATTAATTCAGTATGTGGTCCAGTATCTAAGAAAGTTGTAATATTAAATTTTGTTTCTTTATCGATAGGTGTTAAATAATTTGTTAGATGTTCTTTAAGTTCGTAGCCTCTGTGATCTGAGCCAATTACTAAATCAATCATAGGTCCCCTTCTTTACGATTCTCTGAATAGTGTACATCAAATTCTCCACCAGGGTAACGTGACTTTAGTTTGTTTACGTTTTCCTCTATCACTTCATTTGGGTCAAGACCCAATGCCCTACAAGAATTAACCCAGTACCACATAATATCACCAAGTTCTCGTTTAGCATGAAATTTAGTTTCATCATCCAATGGCTTACCTTGAAATATACATTTCTTAACAATTTCAGCAAACTCTCCTCCTTCACTAGCTAATCCGATAGCACCTGTTAGAAGTAACGCCATGTTATTTCCAGTAGTAGCATCTAATATCTTCAGGTGAGTTGTTAAAGCGTCTGTGTTACCCGATTCCTTACTTGTAACTTCTTTAACAAAATCCGAATAGTTGTTTAAAATAGTCATTCATTTCCTCCATGAGCTTATAATATTGTTTAATTATAACAGACTCGGAGGGCCGAAGTCAAGTAAAATATTTCAATTAATTGGATTAGTATTAAGAACTTGCGGCTAGTGTAGCCTTTTTCCAAATGTTAGCTGAACCGTCGTAGTCATTTGTACAAACATATATAGCATTGGCGTCAATGGCTATCATTCCTGCTTTGTCGCCTGCTGAACCAACACCTGTTTTGGCAGAGGAAGCCAAACCAATTTGAAAAGTGTCACCGTGTACTTTATTTGGAGATCTATTTAAGTCTTCAATAGCAATACTTGTTCCACTATCATATGAAGAAAACTTAAATCTGTATTTGCCTGTTGTAGCAAATGAAATTTTTCTATTTGAGCTGTTATAATCAGCTAGTTCACTAACGCCAATTGTACAAGTTGTAGGTAATTCTACTTTATGTCCTGTACTTGCTACGTTAATTTCAACTGTAACGTGACCTATTTTGCCACTTGCTGGAAAGTTAGAAAATGCTAAAGCAATATCACCACTTGTTTGAACAGTTTGGAAGTGGCCGGATTGAAAGTCAATTGCTACTGAACCTGAGTTAGTACCTTTGTCCACTTTCGTTTCGGACATATCTTTAAGTTCAAAGTCTTCTAATACAGCACCAGCACCATCATTTGATAATGATGAACCAGTTAAAGCACTTTTTAATAATGCTTTGCTCTGTAAGTCTTCTAATTCTGTTTTAGCTGACGTTAAATTCGTCTTGATATTATTAAAATTATCTCTAAAGCCCTGTGAATCATTGTCTTGCCCAGCTACTGGGAAAGTTACACTGATGTTATTTGGGTTAATGCTACTTGCCATTTTCTATTCTCCGTATACTGTATTTAGTTCGGTGTGTCCATAATTGTTTCTCTCGGGAACTTCAAATACTGATCGCCTTCGTTCCAAGTTTGCTCACGTTTATCAACATTACCAAAAAAGCTAGTGTATGAGCCCTCAAACGTGGTAGAATCACTATCATATGTAGTTTCTGGCGTCTTATTCCACTTTTGAGTAGTCTTATTAAAGTTTTTACTTCTACTATTGTCCCAAAGTAACCTGTCTACAGTAAATGTATTAGTTCTTAAATCAACGTTAGTATCATTGTCTAAATAATACTTAATTTGAGCTGATTTACCAGGTTTAGCATAACATAATACTACTGCTGGAACATAGCCTAAAACCTTACCATCTGTTTGAGCTGTTCTCATCCATAATGGTAATACTCTACTATCCAATTGTCCTACACCTGCTACTATGGCTGTTCTCATTATTTCAAGTCCGCCTGGGAATAGGTTGGTTTTGTTTTTAACATCACCGGTTATTAAATTAGTGTTACCTTTAGTTATCTCATCAACTGTTAGTGCCGCACTATAATTGGATATAGTTGTAGCTGAATTGGCCTTAATTGCTACGTTGCCAGGTATCATTTTTCCAGTTGTTGGACTGTATTCTGTATTCCTATCTACTATCTCAGAGTATACTACTTCGTATACTACTTTATCAGTATTAGGATCTATAGCTTTGGCTGTTTTCAAAGGACCAAAGTTAAAGTCTACCTTATAAAAATTCTTCTGTAATACTTTCATATATTCTGAACTTAACTTTGGATTCAATCCGTGTGCTAATAGCATCTTAGGATCACGTTGTATTCCAAAGAAAGGATCGTTTGGTCTATAAACAAATTCATGAGGTATATTGTCTGAGTTATTAACAATGTCTAACCATTTAGTACGTTCTGTTTGACTTGATTGATTTACCAAGTAAACGTTTTCGTATGGTTTATAGTTTTCATTCTTAACGTTTATAGTAAATTCTCTTTCAGCTCTAATACTACCCGCGGCATTAATTGCCTGTATTGTTATCTTAAATTCTTTATCCCAGTTAGTTGTTCCGCCGTCATATATAGTTGTATTATTATCATTTGAGAAACTAGCAAAACTAGGAACACCTGATATGGTTCCATCTGTTTCTAGTTGTAAGCCTTGAGGTAAACCATTTGGAATACCAGACTTAACTTTGTAAGTAAATGATTCTAATTGATCACTAACTGCTTCAACATAAAGTCTACTTGCTTCTCCACTTATAACTGTTCCTAGTTTAGAAGGTGTATTCCAAGTAGGTGTAATGTTACTATCAATAACAAGGTTAAGTGTAAATTCTTTTTCTGAATAATATTCTGGGAAACTTTGTTTTGTAACTCTTACTGTAAACTTATATTCTTTTTTAATGTCAGTAATAGCAGGTAAGTTTCCTGTTACCCATCCTGAGCTAGTATCTAATGCCATGCCTGGAGGTAATGCTCCAGCACTAATACTATAATCAATTATGCTGTCATCAAAATCAAAACCTTCTACTTTTAAAAACCATGAGTTACTATGTATAACATTATTAAATGTTAAAGTTTTGTTTTTTATAACAGGTGGATGTCTTTCTGCGGCGTCTGCCGTAAACAATGTACTAGAAGCTTTTAAAACATCATATGACGCTCTAAGGTTAGTTGTAGCTACCACATCAATAAAGAACTTTCTAATTGCTGTGTCTTTACTGTCTGTTACTTCTACTGTAAATTCGTATGCTTTACTAATAAAGTTGTTAGTAAAGTCCCAAGCATATTGATCATACCATGTTTGATCATAACCTGCTGTAGGTGTGCCTGGAATTTTATAAGGCGTAATGTATCCTGTAATCTTACCTGATGAATCCATTGATACACCTGGAGGTAACTCACCACCTATTTGTTTAAAAGTGTATGTGTCATCTGGGTCTGGATCGTGTGCTGTTAGTTGTAAGTCTACTTCAGCACCGTCAATACCTGTATGTATTTTACCTGCTGATGTAGTAAACACAGGAGCATCTTGTCCTGTTACTGTTAAAGTAAATGTTCTATCTGTTACAAACCCATCTACTGAAGCTCTTATGGCAAACGTACTTGAAACGTCTTGTCCTACTTCACTAGGAATACCAGCAACATCAACCTTACAAGTAGGTTGTCCTTCTAGTATACCATCTCTTCTTATGATAATTCCTTGTGGTAATGACCCAGCAATAAGAGTGTATACGATATCATGCCTTGTACCGTTATCACATTCAATAGGAAGGCTGTAATATTCGTTCTCTTGGATAGTACCTAAACTACCCGCGGGTGTTGTCCATATGGGTTTACTCATACAAATATTTATCTAAAATTTGGATTGGATTATAATGCCGCTATACGGCTTTTAAAGTCAGCAAAGTCGGCACTTGCCGCAACAGTTGCCTTTAATGTAGCTAATGGTATAGCACTTGTATTAATTCTTAATATGCCACCACTTGTAGTTGTACTAATAGTACCGTCACCGTATACTTTAGTAACTGCTGATGCTGTAGAGTCATCACCTTCTAAAGTAACAGCATCTGTAATTCCATAGCCTGCTATTGTAGTCGGCTTGCCTGTAAGTGAAGCAAACGTTTGAGCTGGTACTGAACTGTTAATAGTTAAAGTATCTCCAGCTAATGATGTAGTAACATTTGTACCACCAGCGATTTTTAAATCTTCGCCATTACTAATTGTTCCAGCATTTGAACCATCGTCAACTACTGTCCAACTAGTCATAGAGCCATAACCAGAATCGTTAGTCCATTGACTAATATTACCTGACTTGTTTGTAAATGCTGTAGTTGAACTTGCTGTAACTGTTCCTGGAGATGAGTTAGTAATAGTTAAAGTATCGCCACTCATTGATGTAGTAATACCTGTACCACCGGCAATCTTTAAGTCTTCTCCGTTGCTGATTGTTCCAGCATTTGATCCATCGTCAACTACGTTAAATGTTACACTCTGTGGGTTACTTGTATTATTAATAGTTAAAGTGTCACCACTTATTGATGTACTAATACCTGTTCCACCTACTACAGTTAATGTATCTGTTGTTGAATTAGTTGTAGTTGATCCAGACTCAGCATTAAAAGTTGTCCACTTATTGTCAGAACCAACAGCAACCGTTTGAAAGTTTAACCAGCCACCATTAACACGACCAACAAATTTATCTGTTGATGTATTGTAATACAAGTAACCATCTGCTGGACTACTTGGGTCTGATGTTAGTGGGTTTAAAACTAAAGCGTCTGTTGTTAATAAGTCTGAATAGACATTTGTAAATTCTTTACTAGATGAACCTAATGACTGTGTTGCTGTAGTGTCAGGTTCAATACTGCTTTTTACTACAATTTTACCAGTGCCTGAAGGATCTAAAATTATGTCTTCATTAGTAACTGTACCTGCTATTGTTGATCCTGATATATCTAAATTAGAATCAACAGCACCAACTTGCCATAGGCTTTCAAAATTTTGGTTTGCTTTGATTAAAGCGTCACGTAAGTAATCACCAGATCCATCGTCTGCTGTAGTTCCTACGTTTATAATCTGTCTTGTGTATGCCATTAGTAAAACCTATTAATGTAAGTCAACCCAAGCACCATTGGCTCTGCCTTTGAATTTATGAGCTGTACTATCATAATAGATCATACCATTTGTTGGTGTACCTGGAGCTGTACCCGGATTGTGTAGTGTGTAACCAGCACTTACTGAAGCACTTGCTGTTACTGTGCCACCAAATATTGTTAGCCATTGTTTCGTAGCACTACCTAAACTCTTTTGAGCATCATCAGTAGGTCTAAGATCACTTGCTATTGCTACGTGGCCTGTTCCAGCTGGATCAAGTGTAATACTTTCATTAGTTGTAGTAGATGAAATTGTACTAGCATGGATTGACAAATCTTCAACTGTAAGTGTTCCTGATGTAGAATTCCATGTCATTCTAGAATCGTTGCTTACATCACCTGCTGAATCTGAGAATAGGATGGCATTGTCTGTATGATCAGCTATGTTAAGTTTAGCACCAGTATTAACTACGACTTTACCAGTTCCATTTGGATCTAAAGTAATGTTACCGTTAGTATCTACTGAAGTTATGCTGTTTCCAGTAAGGTCTAAGTTTGTACCTGCCGCCCCAGCACTATATAATTCATTAAAATTATCGTTAATTTTATCAAAGGCTGTTCTTAACGGATCACCTGTACCGTCATTTGCTGAACTACCTAAATTTACAGTTTGTTTTGCCATCGTTCGTATCCTATTTTATATATTGTATTTAGTATGATTAAATATCTTAAACGGCGAATGATTCGCCACAACCACAAGACGCTTTTGCCTGTGGATTCTTTACAGCTAGGTATGATCCGCCTAGTTCTGTAATATAGTCAATAGTACTACCTAAAACATACATTTCGGCTATACGAGCAATTAATAACTTGTTCTGTGAGCTCTCGCTTAAAGGAACTTCAATCCAGTCCTCATTAGCGTCTTTTTCGTTAGCAAATTTCCATTCATATGTAAAACCACTACAACCTCCACCTTTTACTGTAAAAGTGGCGTATCTACTGTTGTTATCACCAGTAGCTTTTAATAGATAATCTTTTGCTTTGTCTGTTACTTGTATCATTTAAAATTCCAACTGTCGAAGCTAGGTTCAGGCGTTTCATATCCCATTCCTAACTCTAATTGTGCCAATTCGCTGGCGTGTTCGGGTCCGAAAGTAGGTTGAAATGTCATCTCTACCTTAACTGTATTTATTGTTGTTACCTTCTCCACTGCTTCTTTTACCCATTGTGGCATCTCTCCTGCTACTGGACAAAATGGGCTAGTTAGCGTCATTATTATATCACAGTTGTTATCATTATCAATATCCATTTTATATATAAGACCTAAGTCATGAACATTAATATGAATTTCAGGATCAAATACTTTCCTTAAATTAGCTTTAACGTGTTCTGCTTGTTCTACATTTCCGTTTGTAGTAATCCAATCAAATGTACCATCTTCACTTCGATAACGATTATGGAAGTCTGGTTTTCTATCTGTATTAGTCAATGTGATTCACTTTCACGACTAGTGTTTTATCTGGTACATCTCTAAGGTCAATTTGACAGCCTAGTCGACTACTGCCTTCTTTATATCCTGAAGCGAATTCTACTAGATACAATTCATTTTCATCAGGACCTCCTGGTGGCATACCTTCTAATACTTCAACGTGGCAAGTGGCACATACACAAGAACCTCCACAAGTACCCCAAGGGTCTTTGCTAAAGTAATCGTATAGTGCCACCATAACGTTGTCGTTCGAGCCATACTTAACATCAAGCTCTCTGCCTGATCTAGTAATACACTTGAACGTCTTATCCATTATTAACCTTTTGTAGCTACTTGATAAGCGCCAAAGATAATTGCCGCGTATGCTACCAAATCAACAGGTGCTAATAACATAATTACACCTACAGCGATTAAACCTAGTCCACCGTGTGATGCTTTTTCTTTAAGTCTATCTAAAATCCAAGTCATATCTGACCTCCTTTTATATTAAAGTTTTTCAACATCATAGCTTGAGATGTTGTTGTGACCTTCGCCACAATGTTCAACACAAACACTTAACTTCGGTAGGGTTAAATCTGTAGTAGAGTTACCCCAACTTTCTTCTAAGTCGTTCCTGTAAAACTTATGAGATAATATATCCTGTAACGGATTGTAATTTAGATTATTCCAATTACTGTTATAGGAGTCTGTCATCATCTCATATTCTCCACCATCAAAACTACTGTCGATATTCTTACTCCAGAAGTTATTCATATAGTGGTTAAGGAAACAACATGGATGGACGAGTCCGTTAAATTCCACGTTAATCTTTCCTTTGTTACCCCAAATACAAGATATACTTGTATTCTCTTGGTAATCTTTATAATTCTTGTACTTGCTTTGTACTTCTTTTAGTTCTTTTTCTACTTTACTAGAATCAGTAATGTATTTAATGTTTCCTGTTTTGGCATCGTCATATTTGACACGTTTATCTACTGATTTGGATTGGTATAGTTCTACAGTTTTTTCTTCTGCTTTTACATTTTTACCTAAATCTTTTATAGTATCTTGTATACTTAAACGTTCACCTCTACTACCTCGTAACCAAAATTCAGCAAAGCCTAAATCAGTTGCCATTTGTTTAGCGTCTAGTGTTTGATGTTTGTTATGATCAAA